CCGCCATCGCCGCTGAAAACGGTATCAAGCCGACCGACAAGGCGGTAAGCCTGACGGTCCAGTTAATCCCAAAGGCGAACAAGGACGGGTCGGCGAGCAAAGTCTGCTTGGATTTGGATAACTGCCTAAAAGTCTGCTTGGACTCATTACAGGGCGTCGCCTACGAAAACGACAATCAGGTCAGACGCATTGTCGCCGAGTATAGCAATGAGCCGGTCGCAGGCGGCGGGTTGGTGGTAAAGGTTGAGGAGTTGGATGAAAAGTAAAACTAAAGCGGAAAAATTACATCTGCAAAAAGTGGCAGATATAGGTTGTATTGTTTGTCGTAATTGTGGGCGGTTTGGTGTTCCTGCCGAGGTTCACCATATCCGAAACGGTGCAGGTATAGGGCGGCGGAATAGCCATTTTGAGACGATTCCGCTATGCCCTACCCATCATCGAACTGGTGGTGTAGGGATAGCCTTCCACGCCGCGCCGCGAACATTTGAGGCGACATATGGAACAGAACGTGAGTTATTAAAACAGGTTGAGGGGATTTTAAATGGCTGTTGATTGTTTGAACTGGAAAAGCGGTTTGGAGTATGACGAGATACGGGGAAATAGAGAGGCTGCAAGAGACGCGGAAATTTTACGTCTGATTGAAATGGGTGGAGTGGTTTTATCGGATTATCCTGATTACATCATCTTTAAAAACGGGGATGTTTTTTCTACATTATGTCGCAAGGTTGTGAAGCTAAAACCCGGGAAGAAGAAAGCAGGGTATAGGTTCATAGGGTTAAATAAAACAAACGGAGAACGTAAATACGAGATGGTGCATAGGCTTGTTGCAAAAACTTTTATAAAAAATCCTGAAAATTACCCCGAAGTTAATCATAAGGATGGCAATAAAAACAATAATGATGCGTCTAATTTGGAGTGGGTTACAAGCGCGGTACAGTATGGAAACGTGGCACGAGTATTGCAAGGGCGTGTTGCTTGGATTTGATATTAAAGCCATGCCCGACGGGACGGAAGTCAAAACGCCGATAAGTACGACGACTTTAAGCACCGGCGAGATGACGGACTATCAAAACCGCTTGCAGTCGTGGGCGGCTGGGGAATTTGGCATAATTTGGGAGTTTTAAATGCTGGTACAGTGCAATGAGGAAACAGGCAGGCGGTGCGGGGAATCACATGGGCGTTCTAAGTTGACGGATAAAGAGGTCGAGATAATCAGGCGGCTTAATGAACAGGGTGTCAATTATCATATTTTGGCGCGGAGTTTTGATTGTTCGCCCGAAACGATTGGGCGCATCTGCCGGTGTGAAATTCGCAATGTGATTAAAGTTAAATGGAAAAATTTAAATGCTGACTGAACAACAAAAACGATTCGTTGAAGAATATTTGATTGATATGAACGGGGCGCGGGCGGCGCGGGCGGCGGGCTATTCAGAATCGTCGGCGCGTGAAACCGCATCACGCCTGCTTAAAAAACCGGAGGTTGCAGAAGCTGTCCGTAAGGCGCGTGAAAGCCTGTCTGAACGGACGGAAATTACACAAGACTGGGTGTTGCAGCGATGGGCAGCCATCGCCGATGTGGATAAGCGCGCGTTTTTTGACGACGCCGGCCGCCTGCGTCCTGTGAGTGAGTGGACGCGGGAAATGGTATTGGCGGTTGATGGCCTTGATGTAACGGAGGCGGAAGGGGAGATTGCGGCTAAGGTGTCAAAATTGAAGCTGTCGAGCAGCAAAGCCGCGTTGGACAGTATCGCCCGTCATTTGGGTATGTTTAAGGATAAAGTCGAGGTGTCAGTCGATGAGACGTTGGCGGAACGTATAGCACGGGCAAAGGCGCGTTTGAAATGACAGACCTGAACAGCCAAATCATCGAAGCCGCCGTCGCGTATCAGCATGACCCTTTGTCTTGGGCGATGTTTGCCTATGATTGGGATAACGGAGAATTGGAGGGTTATAAATCCCCGCGCGCCTGGCAGGCAAAAATCATGGAGGATGTAAAAAACCATCTGTCCAATCCCGAAACGCGCCATATGCCGTTGATGATTGCGGTTGCGAGCGGCCACGGTATCGGCAAGTCGGCGGAAATCGGTATGTTGATTAATTGGGCGTTGTCAACGTGCGAAGACAGCAAGGTCGTCATTACGAGCAACACGGAAACGCAGTTGCGCACCAAAACCGCGCCTGAAGTGGGTAAATGGCAGCGGTTGAGTATCACGGCGGATTGGTTTAACGACGCGGTTATGAGTATCACGGCTAAAGACCGTCTGAATACCAAGACGTGGCGGGCTGACTTTGTGCCGTGGTCCGAGCATAATACGGAGGCGTTCGCAGGCCTGCACAATAAAGGCAAGCGCATTATGCTGGTGTTTGACGAGGCGTCGGCGATTGCGGATAAGGTTTGGGAGGTCGCTGAAGGTGCGCTGACCGACGAGGACACCGAAATTATTTGGCTTGCCTTCGGAAACCCGACGCGAAATATCGGGCGTTTCCGCGAATGTTTCCGACGGTATAAACATCGCTGGATAACCTATCAAATCGACAGCCGCACGGTGGAGGGGACAAACAAGGCGCAGATGCAAAAATGGGCGGAGGACTACGGCGAAGAGTCGGACTTTTTCAAAATCCGCGTGCGCGGTATGTTCCCGGCTATGTCTGCCCGTCAATTTATCTCGGAGAATGACGTATCGGCAGGGTATGGTAAACATATCCCCAAATCGCAATATGAGTTTGCCCCGAAAATCATCACGGTTGACCCGGCATGGGAGGGAGACGATGAATTTGTGATCGCGATGCGTCAAGGTTTGGTGTTTAAAATCCTTGAAACGTTCCCGAAAAACGATAACGACCTAATCGCGGCGCAAAAAATCGCACGGCACGAAGACGAGCATAAGGCGGACGCGGTATTTATCGACGCGGGCTTTGGTACCGGCATTAAATCAGCCGGGCAGGGATTGGGGCGCGATTGGAAATTGGTTTGGTTTGCGGGTAAGTCGAATGACGTAGGCTGCTACAACAAGCGTGCCGAAATGTGGAAAGCGGCGCGGGATTGGCTGAAGAGTGGCGGGGTTATACCGGACGATCCGATGTTGCGTGATGAATTGCAGGCTCCTGAACTTGTTCCTCGTGTTGATGGGAAAATACAGATTGAGTCCAAGAAAGAAATGAAGTCGCGCGGTGTGCCAAGTCCGAACCGCGCCGATGCTTTGGTTATCTCTTTTGCGTATCCTGTCATGAAAAAGGAATTGATTGGGCGTGATGGCGGGGCGCAGGTTCGCAAGGATTATGACCCGATTTGATTTAAAAGAAAATCCCGATGTTAACAATTAATAACATCGGGATTGTTTTATTTGTCGGTTTTAGATGATTGGTCTTTTTTTTCGTAGAGACTAGTTATTTCTTGCAGGATTGCAATTTGTTCTTTTTGTTCCGTGATGAGCTGTTTTTGTTTTTCGATTGTGGTTTCGTGGATTTTAATTATTTCTTCTTGCGCCTTAATCATATTTTCGAAACATTCTTTTATTTCTTCTTGCGCCTTTTGGTACTCCGATTCTATGCGCCATCTAATTGTAGCGTCGATTAGTGGCTGCATAAAATGTTCCGGCTCTTGCTTAGGCTCTCTTTTTTTAAAAAAGTTGAACATTGCATATACTCCAGTTGATATATTATGGATTGTATCATGCGAGCAAAGAAAATTCCCGATGTATCAACCATCGGGAATCTTTTTAGTTGCTTACTGCCTCTGACAACGCCTTATGCCGTGCCTTGCAGTCATTATACAGATGGACGACCTGTAACGACCACGGCAGGATGTCCGCGCCGGTATCGCCTACCAGTTTCGGCAGTTTGGGGCATGGCTGCACCAAGTCGGCAGGCGGTTTAATCGCTGTCGGCAATGGCGGCGTTGATGACTGACAAGCCGTCAGAATCAAGGCAGACGTTGCGATAAACAGGGCGTTCAACGATTTTTTGTACTTCGACATATTGGATCCTTTCTTTTTCAGCTCGTTCGGCTTTGTCTGTTTGGTATTTTTCAGACGATGCGCGAAACTCTTCGGCTTGTTTGATTGCTTCTTCTTTCAGGCGGTTTGATATTTCCAGTGCCATATCGTCGCGCCCTTTTTGGTAGGCTTTCTTCACGCTTCCGTCCCACCAAAAAACAAGACCGATGATGGCGATAATTACAGCGAGATACCGCCAATATTTTTTAAGTAATATCAGTATCATAACGTTTTAACATCTCCGTATAGTTTGATAGTTCCTGCGCAAAACTCTTTAGGTGTCATTGCGCCGCCATGCAGTTGTTGTAACGTTTTTCGGTGCGCGTCCATACGCCTTTGCAGCCACGAGGTCCCCAGTTGCTCGGACGGCTACAATCGCGCCCGGCGGCGAACCGGTACCGCAACAGGGCGCGGCAGGCGGCTACATGGTTTCCTTTGAGTAACTCGCGGCGCATAGATGATGTGTAAAACTTTTGCGCGCCGAAGTTATAAAAGAAGTCGATATAAACATCATATTCGCCTTGAGATAACTCAACGCCGGGTAACATGGCTTTCATTTTCGCCTCGTCTTTACCGACGTGAGCGCGGAGCATCTTATCGGCTCGTTCGCGGCTGACAGGCGGGTCGGAGATTTTGACCTTGCTGCCGTCCTCATAAACAGTGCTGCCATGTCCTACCGTCGCAACCTTGCCGATATCGTGGTATGGCTTGGCGCGGTATCCCTCCTCTGCCTTGATACCGAAAATGGCAATGACAGACGCGCTAAGGATGGCGATGGGGACTTTGTGATTAATCTTCATAACAGTTTCCTTTCTTAATTTTTTCTTTTCGCATTGCGTGTAATTCTTCAGCGCGGCTGTTTTCCTTAATTTTGTAGTACCAGTTGACGAAAAAACCGCCGACCGCGACTGATACGCCGATGATGGTTATCCAATCAATGCCGCTGATTAAGCCAATAACCCCCGCGCTTGCGCCGCTGTATGTGGCATTACTGGCATAACTGGATGCTTGTGAGGCTGCTTGTATAGACGTTTCTAATTTGTTCATCTTTGTGCTTTCTCTAAATGCCGCCCAACTGAGTCAGGCGGCGGCTTGGTTATTGCAATACTTCGGGTTTGACTTTCTTGACAATTTCGATAGCGGCGGCTTGCAGTTCAGGGTCACTTAGGTTGCGGTTGAAGAACGCCAAGTCTTTGCCAATATCTACGGAAGCCATGCCGTTACCGTTAAATGGGCCACCGATTGATAATCGGTCTGCGCCAATGCCGATGGTCATTGTAATGACGTAGGTCTTATTGAAAGACAGCTCCTCGTTTTTGTAAGCCTTGCCATCAACAGTAACGTCGACAGGTCGAATAATGCGGAATTTGTCCTCTGTGCTGCCCTCGACGAAAACGATTACCCCACCTATCGAGGCGTTTGTAGCTGACTTAAATGCGCCCGCAACGGTCGCGCCAGTTTTACGACGACCGCCAAGGTTGAGAACCTTGATCGGGAGGATGATTTTAGATGCTTGCTCAGTCAATGGCATACTCACCAAGCCATAAGCGCCAGCCGATGCCTCTTTAAACTTCAGTCTGGCACGAATAACGCCACCCTCTTTATCGATTAAGCCCGGATAGTCTTTTGGTGTTGCTCCTGCCTCACCCTCGGTTTTAGTAATGCTGAATTGACCGTCTGCACTGCTTACGCTTTCTGTCGTCGCTCCCTCCCAATTGAGGGTGTAGGTTGCAGCAGGTGCGGTTACGGTTGCGGTCGGTTTGGCTGCTGTGTATGTCTCTTCCCATGTTTTCGGAGTTGCTGATTCTGCCGGCAACTCTTTCGGCGTGGCTGATTCGGCATTGGTGGTCGCGCCCTCAAAAGTGATTACTTCCTCTCCCGCCTTGTTGTTGTAAACGTTCACGTTTGCGGCGGGGATGTTTGTCAGGTTGATGAACTTACCTGTAAAACTGTCTTTTGTAGGACCTGTCCAAGTGTTGTTCATAATCTCAAACTTGGATGTACTGTTTTGAGATTGCGAGGCAAAGCCGAATTGATAACGACGGACGCCGGCATACTGTAATGTGTTGCCGTTGAATTTAATCAGCGGTCGAACATCGGTCTTGAAGAACATGATGTCGTTGTCTGCTTGGTCGGCAGTCTTGCCAAAGTTCAGGGTATTGCCGCTTACTTCAAACACGCCGCCGATTTCACCGCTTCGATTCGTTTCTTGAATGTAGAACGGCGTTTCAACAACCTGCTCGAGCGTCACTTTGTTGTTCTTAAACACAAAGTCGCCCAATCCGTTATGACCCGGCCCAGCACCGAAGAAGATGTTATGAACATTCTTACCGTTGATGGTGTTGCCTGAAATTTCGGTGCTCAATCGAACGTGCGTTGCTTGCTCGTTATTGCGGATTTCAAACACGCGATGAACGCCGCGGCCATCCCATTCGATATCGGTAATTTCGTTGTTTTTGATTTTGATTGACACATTTGCCGGTTGATTTTTCCAAGCATGATTTGGCTGCGATTTGTTTTCGATACGAATTGATGTGTATCGGTAGTAGTCGCGGTTCTTGTCTTTTTCATATTCAGGGTAGTTGTCATCTTTAGCGAGACGGAATTTCGGGTCTTGAATGATTTTGTTACCCTCGATTTCAATCTTACGCTGCGGATAACCACGACTTTCAATTGCAATGCCGAACAGGCGGTTGCCCTCGATGTGGTTGTCTTTGACGATAAAGTCGTAGGCGTCGTGCGAGTCAATGCCCTTGCGGTAGTTATAAATCACGCGGTTGTTGTTAATTTCCATATTCACGTTTACCGAACCTGCGCCCGAAGCGAAGCCGTAGCCGGTGCCGCCGTCTTTCTCGTGACCATTACGTTCAAGTACGTTGTTTTTGATTTGGCAGTTGATTTGATTGGCGGCGGAAATGCCGGCAACGCGGTTATGGTGGCAGTAACAGTTGATGACGCGGTTGCCCATCGAGTGATGCGTCAGGTTGTCAACGCTTAATTCGCCGCGGAATACCTTGTCATTATCGGTAAATGCCGCTTCGTTACTTGTCAGGTAAATACCCATGCGGTTTGCGCCGGTTGATTCAACGTTCTCGACAAGGCAGTTGTTTGAATTGTTGATGTGGATGTTGTTGATCGCGCCGAAATAAGTGTTGCCCTCGCGGTAAAATTCGCCGGTGTATTCGATTTTGAAGTCTTTCAAAACCTTTTCTTTCACGCCGTTAATCAAAATACCGCCGAACCAACGGGCATCGGTTTTATTGGTGTCAGGGTCCCAGTCAATCTCCTGCCCCCAGCCGTATTTCAGGACGGTTTTATCACGACCCGCGCCTTTAATACCTTTGACGTTCGGGAAGTTTTGCTTAGTGATTTTGATTTGGAATGGCAGTTCGTAAATACCCTCTTCCAGTTCCACCATTGCGCTATTCTTCTCGGCTTCTTCCAGCTTCATCAAAAGCTGGACGGTATTACGGAATTTCCCCGTCATGCCGATAGTCGCGTTATCGAAATTGCCGCCCGTCATTTTCAGCTTTTCTTGGATGGCTTTGATTTGTTCGGACATGATCGCCATGCCCTTTTCGTAGTTGGTATTGCCGACTAGATTCATGCTCATGGTTGTTTAACTCCTAGATATTTTCTAAGTTCGTTTAAAAAATTCTCACTGACACCGTCTTGCTTGCTGTCTTGGTGTGTGTATGGTTTGCCAAAGTAATTGCTTAACTGCGCCAAAAAGTTCTCGCTGACGCCGCTTTCGTCGGGCAGCTTCGAGTAGGCGGAATAGCCAAAATAAAGCTGCATATCACGCAAGAAACGCTCACTTACGCCGCTTTCGTCGGGGATGCTTGAATACCCACCGTCCTGCGTGATTGCGCCAAGCTGGGCATATAGGTCGGCGATTGACAGGCTTGTCCGCCCTGATTCGTTGAAAACGTATTCTTCAATCTGCCGCGCCATTTCTTTCACTTCTGCCGACCGTTCGCTAAAGGCGGTATTTAGGTTGTCAACGGATAATCGGAAGCGGTCGGACTGGTCTGTAAACTCTTTCTTGCTTTCGCCCAGTGTTTTGTTGAACTCCTCGACCGTGCCGTTAAATGTTCCGACCTGTTTCTCATATCCGCGCACGTCTTGCTGGAATTGCTCCACCTGCTGCGGGTAGTCGTTGTTGACTATCCGCGTGCCGTCCTCGCTCCATGAAAGCCCTGATTTCGGCTCGGGATTGGGGATGGCTAGGTTGAGTTCTTTGTCGGATGTTATGGGTTGGTGCAATGTCCGACGCAACCGGTCGAGAATTTGCAGGGATAAAATCAATTGTCGGTCTAAACTGCCGTTCAATACCTGCGGATAAAACCCGACCTGATTGGTAAACGTGGTCGGCTGCGTGTAAGCCAGTCCGCTGACAATAATCATTCTGCTGCCTGTTGGAAGCGGATTTTTCAGCGTGACCGTGCCGCCGGCGTTGTTCTCTTGGTCGGGGTTTTTGGTTACTTCATACTCTTCGCCAAAGGCAAGCTTCATCTCGTCGGGCGTATCGGCTTTTGCTGTGTAAACCAGCACGTCGGACGGTTGGAAAATCTTGAAATTGAACGGGTAAGTACGCTCTGTACCATTGCCGGTAAAGAATCCAGTTTTGACGCTTTGAGAATGGATTGCCATAAAAAAAGCCTCTTTTGGAAATACCTAATGATATTTCTCAAAGAGGCTGTTATATGCAGGACTGATTAATTGCCTTGATACCCGAACAGTAACGCGGCAGGATTGTCCGTTTCGTCATTTTGTAACGCTTCTGTTCCCTTGATGGCTCGATTGATTTGCGCTGACGGGATACCGAAAACATCGCCAAGCAGGTTGATACTTGCACGAACGAACGCATGGTCTATTTCGCCCTGTGCCGCCTGTTGCGCGAATTTGTATGTATCGTCGATTGGGCGCAAACCTGACGGGCCTGCATAGCCATAGAAGCGGTCGCCCGTAATGATGTTGGCTAGTTGCGCCATCTCTCGACCGCCGACGAACAAGCCAAGCAGGAAACTGATTTGCTCTTTTGCCAGTTTCTTCGCCAAGTCATCGTCATCGTCGCCAGGTATCAGGGCGGATTTCATCAGGGCGGTAAGTGCGGTCGGTACGACGTAAATCATCATCAAATCCGCCGCTAGTTTGGCTTTGCTTTTTTGCGTTTTGGCTTCGACAAATCCCTGATTTAATGCGGTATTCATGTAGGCATAGAACACGGTAAACAGCTTCTGTGTATTGCTTCCGCGTTCAAATTCCGAAAGGTCTTTGATTTGCCCGCCGCCCTGCGTGTCTAAGACAGTTTGGTCGGCAAGTTTGATGGCGGTGTCTAGGTCTTTGCCGTTATCCATGGCTTTTGCAAGTGCGCCGTGCCAAATGGCGGTATCGACGACCTGCTGCATTTTCATCATCAGCCAGTACGAATACTTATTCAAGAATTTACGGATTTTGCCCGCGCCGTTGATGGTTGCCGCCACTTCTCGGATTTCACGCAAGCGGGTGTTGCCGCGGTTGCGCATAAACTCCGACTGTTCCATCGCCGATTTGGTTGCCTTGATGGGATGGGTCGTGTATTGCGACAAACCTGCCCACGCATATTTCCCACCAAGACGGGCGACGGCGGGAATGAAGCCAGTAACCTGAACGGCTGCGGAAACGATGTTAAAGCCCAAGCCGGTCATGCTGACGTTTTGGCGTAGTATGCCTGTCCATTTGTCACTGCCTTTTACTGGCGCGGAATTGCCGCGCGCAATATCTTCAAGGGCGGCGTTCAACTGTCTTTTCGCCTGTGCGCCCAGCGTTTCGCGTATCGCCTTGTCAATACTGCTTGATTTCAACAGGCGAGCGGCGTCGATAACGGCTTCGCGGTGCGTGATGTCATGGATGATTTCATTCAGTCCGTTGTAGGTCACGGATAAATCCAACAGCAACGGGCGATTCTTCACGGCTTCCGCACGGTCTTTTGTGAAGTTGTGGCGCGTGTTTGCCGCCATCTTCGCCGCGCTCTTGATGTCCTCAATGTCGGCTAAGGCGTTCCCGCTCTCTGCGGCTTGGGTGCTGGCGGAATCATATTTGGCTGGATAATATCCGCCGCGCAATGACACCTGCTCGCCGTCAGCTGTACGAACAGTCAACGGCTTTGGCTCTACCCATTGCGGCTCAGTGCCTACAACCTTTCTTTCCAGTTCAGCAATTTGTGGGCGGTAGCTCTCGAACATATCCCAAACTTTTTGAACGGCCTCCCATTCCGCTTTCGTCAGGTCTTGCAGTGCGCCTAATACATGGTCGAGTTTCCAGTCGCGCATATTGCCATGTCCGCCGCTCAATAAGCGTTGAATGTTTCCGTCATTACCCATATTCAAGGCGATGGCGAACAGTTGGCGGCGGTTCAATCTTCCTAAACCGATGTATTCTTTTCCTTTGCTCCAATACTCTTTAAAGCCAAGTTTGTCATTCAGCGGTTTCAAGATTTCTTCGAGCTTCTCCGCCGCCTCTGCCGTCATGGTTGCCTCGCGGTCGGCTGCCTCGTTGATTGGGCGGATGAAGTAGTTCCAAAATGCGCCGCCGTCTTTACCGCCATCTAATATGCGCGCAATAGACGATATCTTGATATGTCCCCACAAAATGCCGCTGCCGGTATCCTCCAGGCGTTCGATGTTGTTTGCTGCTGTCGAAGTGCGTTTATCGTGCGTCCGCGCATTCTCTTTGATGGATTCAACGATGTTATCGCGGATTTCTTGGTAGGTGCGCTTATCGCGGGCGGTCAGCATCTTGTTTTTCAGACGACCTAGATGTTCAATGCCTTTCACGGTATCAACCAGTACGCGCATTTCTTCAACGGTCATTTCCCGATAATTGCGCTTCGCCTGAATCTCGGCGATATACTCGGCGTCGATGTTGTGCGCCCGTCCTTGCTCTTCCATCTTTTTGATGAACTGGAGCAGGGAAGTGCGTTTGTCCAAGTCTTTCAGGCTTGGCGCGTTGCTCAATTCCACCGATTCTAATAACGCTTCGATTTGCTCGCGGTACTCAATGTCAATGGATTTGACGACGCGGTTGAATTTGCCCAGGTATTTGCGCGCCTTTTCCATTTCTTCACGGGCTTTCAGGACTTCACGCGCCATTGAGTTTTGCAACAGTTGATTGCGTTTCTGCGTGGCGGCGGTCGGAATATCGCCTTTGCGAAATGCGTCTTGGCTCGCTTTGGCGGCTTTGGCTTCCGCGCGGGTGTAAACCGACGGGCGCAAATCTCGGACTTTGATTTGCTCTACTTTTTCTTGCGCGTAAACGGATGCTGCTTTTCGGATCAGGTTTGCCGCCCCTGTTGCTTTGGATAGTGCTTTAAACTCGGCGGCGATGATGCGCTGACGGATTTCACTATGCGCCGCCAGGTCGGCGGCTTCTTCAAAGTCTGCCTGCGTCGGTACTTCGCCTTTTTCTGCGAGAACGTTCAGATAGGCGGTTTCTTCGATTGCCTCCTGCGGCGGCTGGGCTTCGGTCAGGGCGCGGATTAAATCTTCCCCGCCCGAGAATACCGGCTCGCCCTCCTCGTTTAAAATCAGGTCTGATACAAGGTCGGGGTGCATTCCACCGTTTTTACGCGTCATGTCAAAATCAATCAGGCGTTCAAGCGTTTGCCCGTCTACGCCCATTTCGACAAGGCTGTCATGGTCGAAGCGGACGGCGGTCAGGGCATATGGGTTGGCTACATGGTCGCCCGCCTTTTGTTCGTGCGGAACATAGGCGGAACTGTAACGCTTGGTACCGCGCATTTCATCGAAGAAGCGTTCTTCAAAATCGCGCGGGTCTGCCTTGCCTGTATCGTCAACGGGCAAGTATCCCTCTTCGGTCAAAGCTTCAATCATGCGGTCGATGCTGCGCCCGTTGGTTTTTCTCAATACAGGGTATCCGATATGGACGGCGGGGATTTTGTCTTTCGGGTCTAATCCGAATTGGCTAATCATTTCGTCTTTGTTTACGCCGCCTAATTTGGCAATGGCTTCAAACAGGCTGTCATGCGCTGCGTCCACCTGCTTGCTGAATTTCGGCTTACCGTCTCCGATACGGTTTTCTTCGGTCATGCGGGCAGTCAGAAGCTGCCATACCCGATAAACAGGCTGGCTCATAATACTGCCGCGCGCCGCCATTTCCGCGCGTTGGAAGTCTGCTTTGTATTGATTGCGCATCTCGCGGATTTTGCGGGCGCGAAGATTGCGGATAAATGCCATGTCGCGTAACGCGCGGGCGGTCAGGTCGTCTTGCGCTTCTGCTGTTGCGCGTTCGGCGTTGTGCCGGTATTGCGCATAATCCGCATCGTCCATGCCTGCCTGTGCCGCATCTTCAAACATCGGAGCCATGCCGTTGATGTATTGGGTTTGCTGAATCTGCTCGTCGCTGGCAAACATTCGGTCAAACACGCTGCGGACTTCATCGGTCAATTCTACGTTCAGGTTTTTCAGGGATTGATACACCTGCTTCAGCCATGAACGGAAACGGCGGAATACCCCGCGCAATTCTTCGCTTGGTGCTTTGCCCTCGTACAGGTAGGCTTCGAAACCGCGCGCCCATTTCTCGTGATTCTCTCGCTGCTCGTCCAGACTCATTGCGTCCCACGCGGCAAGGTCTTTTACGCCGAACCAATCTAAGGTCGTCTGAACGTCGGACAGGAATTGCCGTTCCTGCTCGGTCAGGTTTTCGGCAGGCTTGGCGGTTAGGTCGCGGGCGATGCGGGTATTCGTTTCAAGGAAGAAATGCCCAAGCTCATGAACGAATGTAGATGCGTCGGCGTTTTTCAATAGGGCGATCAGGTTATGTTCACGGCTGAACATTCCGCGGTCTGTGCCGCCTTGATACAGTATGTCTTGATTGGCGTCGGCGTCTTGGGTAAAATTGTTTAATACATCAGGCGCTCCCACTTCCGAACGATGACGTGTAGTTTGGTCGTGCGTAGGTACTTTGGAATCGTTACTCTTCCCGGTATCGCCGCCTTGATGTAATTCAAAAGCATTCATCAGCCAGCCGTTAGAACCTTTGTTTCTTACAAGGGTTGCGCGGTATCCGTTATGTTCTATGAACATACTTTCAGATTTCCCATTGCTGTAAATCCTACTGCTGCCGCCTTTGGCGATTGTGTCGGTTATCTGCATGGTCAGCATTTCTGCTACATCTTGATAACTCATTCCATCTTTACGCATACGGCTTTCAATAATATGCGCTAAACCCATCGCTCCTTTTGTTTTTCCGTTGGCTTTTAAAACTCCCTCGCTGCCCCAAACAAAATCAATCCAGCCTGTATCACTTCGATACATTGCGCGTTTTTGGTCTGCTTTCTCAATAAGGGCTTTATTCATTGCGTCTCGCCCGCGTTGCAGATTGGCTTCAGTGCTTTTCATTGCCGATGCCGATTGATTCAATACGCCGTCGTCAATCAGGCTTTCGCCGACCACGTTCAAGCCGCCGTATGCTGCGTAAAAATCACGGATTCCCATATTCAGACGACCTGCAAGGGCTTCAACGGCGCGGGCGTACAGCGTCGCATTGGCTTCAGCCTGCGCACCGTCCATAACTCCTGTTGCGGCAAGTTGTGCCTTTGCTTCTTCTTTGAACGCTTCAAATTCCGCTACGCGCCGGTCTTGTTCTGCCTGCGCCTGCTCTTCTTGATGGCGTGCCAAATCAGCCTGATAGGCTTCGTCCATCATGGCGTCAAATCCTGATTTGCGGATTTCTTCGGCTTCGGCGGCGGTCATGGAATCGGGTGTTTCCATTGCGATTTCCGCCAGTGCGTTTTGGTCTTCCTGTGTCAAACGGGCGTGAAAATCCCCGCGCGTCATTTCTACCATGCCGCCCGTTTCCGCCGCCTCTTGGATTCTTGCCGCCATATCGGGCATGGCTTGGGCGACGGCGGCAGCACGTCCAGACTGCATCAATGCGCCACCGTCGAAGTATATTTTCTGATTGTCGGCGTAAACATCATTCACATAGGAAGCCTGAACGTCGGGGGCGCGTTTTGTCAGGCGGGAATTGGTAACGGCTTGCGCCTGTTCTTTCAAACGCGCGCGCGCCTGCTCCGCCGCCTGAACTTGGGCGGCTCGCTCCTCTACTTTTGCCCGCGCTGATTTGTAATTACTTCGCGCCTCAAATGCGCCGGTCGGAAGTTCTGCGAACGCTTCCATGATGATATCGCCCGGCTTGTATTCTCCGGTCAATGCTTGTGCGGTCGCTTCGCCTGCTGCGCCGCCGCCTGCCTGAATGCCCGCTTCGCCTGCGGTTCGC